CTTAGCCACTAGCAAATCTACATGATCGCTAACACTGTTCACAGTGGACCTGTCTCACCTAGTGAGGACGAGTCCCTGCCAACGAGTGCAGTTCTATGTAGAGTAAAGAAACTCAATGAGTTCTTTTCTCTATACCTTGGACTCTTCAATGAAGAGTGGGTAAAGAGCTCGCTGTGCGAACTCTTCCCTTGTAGGGACGTTCTAAAACGTGGCCCCCACCAAGCGTATAAAGATTACTTTACTGAGAAGGCCAAAGGCCGACTCATAAGGTTTCTCAAGAGAACAACTATGTTGTCTCATAGAGAAATAACCGTTATCAGTGAACAGTCAAAGACTGTCATTGAGAGGGTTGAAAGTATTATCCATGGAGTAGCTTTCTCCCTTCGCCTATCTTTAGGCGCAGACCTTAGGGTCCTGCGTAGCGCGAAAAGATTAGTGTTGAAGATATGGAAAAAGTGTATCCATGATAATTTCAACTTTGATTTTATTGTTGCTGACTGGAAAGAGCTCACAAACTATGTTTGGGTAACTCGGACCAATCTTACAACTTTAGAATTACCGACTCTAAAGCGGAACAATATCTTTAAGAGATTGTCCCACCTCTTTGAGGATCTCGACTCTTCTAAGAAGAGTTTAGAGGCTTTAGGTCAATTTTGCCAGACTCGTTTTCTTCCCTGTGGGACCCACTTTACTGGGGCAGTTGCTCTGCAGAAATTCGAGACTATGGTGACATCTGACTTTGAGCTTAGCTATTTAGATCAGATGCGACTTTCTTATGCTTCAGAACTTGTGAGCAGTAGACTAAAGGCCTACTGCCCCGTCCTTCCACAAAATATTTGTCATATATCGTTGTCAACCTCTGGTGACTTCGATAATCCTGCCTCCAAAGGAGGAAGAGGCTCTTTAATAGCAACAATTGTTAACAAAGAGCTTGTTAGGGTCCCCGAAGAGGACCATGAATTCACTATACTGGACAAACTTACTCTCAAAGAGAAGAAAGGTGTTCCAATATGGAGAACATGGTGCAGATCTGAACCGCCTATGGCGCCCGAGGATGTTGAGTTTGGTAAACTCAGGAACAACCTTGGTGAGATCTTTGCCATATGTGATAGACGTTGGGGCTTCGATGAAGCCCTGGGCTATCAAATTTTCGCTTTAGCGTATCTGGAATCTGAGAAGCATTTCTCAGAAATGGAAACCATTCCTAGCCGCGTGGCTACGGTTCCAGAACAAGGCGGAAAATCGAGGATCGTCACAACCACAAAGTGGTGGAACGTTGTTCTTCAACAGCCACTCGCACATACTCTTCGTGAGTATATTGCGAAGCATCCTTTTGCTAAGGATGGGTTGTTGAATGATGATCAAGCTCGACGTTATACAGAACGGCTTAGCCGCTTAAAACTCAAAGAGGAACAGTGCAGAGAGTTTACACTACTCAGTTCTGACCTCTCTGAGGCAACTGACGCTATTCCTAGAATGACGGCAGTTAGGATCCTCCTCGCATTGCGGGACGATCTTGGCTTCGCACAGGACGAGTATTTTAACTATGTTATTAAACTCGTTACCTGTGATCGAAGTTTCGAATTCCCTGGGCGAAAACCAGTTCGTGGAATTCGAGGAGTTATGATGGGTGAGCCTATGGCTAAGCCCATCCTAACTTTGCTGAATTTAGCAGCAGAGGAGATGGCTTATGATACTTTGTATTATAAGCTCTCCTTCTTTGACAGACCCCAATGTATACCGATACCAGACTCTAACTGGCGTTGCTGCGCAATCGCCGGTGACGACCATATTGCTTATGGTCCGAAAGAGTATCTGGCTGAGATAACAAGAAACCATGTTTCTTGGGGTTCGGTCATTTCAAAACAAAAGCATGGGTACGGCAAAGCCGTCCGCTATTGTGAAGAGGTTGTTCAGAGCCCATTCATTGGAATGTTTGAGGGGTCGTACCCCGACTCTGAAGCCGCTTATAATAATTCTCTCGTTGTTGACACTATCAAAACGAGATTGTTATCTCCTATGTCCAGAACGCGCGAAATGCGCGAGGGCTCCAACCCAGCCATTGGCAAAGGTGTTGCTCTGGGAAAGAAACTACGTTCTTTCTCTTCCGGATTCAGGAGTCGTGATTGGAAAATCCTCGTTGTCAAAATCTTTAAAAGATTAATGAGGAAACTCCTTCCCCATAAGGAAGAGCAAATGAATACATTGTCTCTACCTATTGGGTGTGGCATGATGGGACTATATAT